GGTAAGTTTCAAAGCTTGCGCAATGTCCACTAGCCATGGAGTCGGCGATTTCTCGCTGCCTCTGCTTGATCATAGTTATCAAGGCGCTAATTTGCATTAGCGACCGCGACCTACGCTCTTCTTCATGGGCGCCACAATTGCTATTGTGAGCCCGCCCTTAGCATGACCGCCTTTTTTCATGGTCGCGATCTTGCCGGTAGGTTTTGGTAAAGGCTGCTTTTGCGAACTATCGTTGATGTTATTCACGATGCCGCCTGACGCATACTTCGAGACTGCGCCGCCTTTCTTCATTACGTTGCCTTCTGTCATGCCCATAGCCATTTTCTTATGGGCATTGATTGCTTCAGTCATTGTTGCACTCCTAAGTTAGCTTGAAGTTTGTTTTGAGCGTCCATCACGGTTGTCAGTTGCTCATGCTGCAACGCAACGGCATCCTTAGAAAGTTCTGCCGCTTTCATTCTCTCTTCAGTGAGATTGTTCTCAGTGTTCTTGATCATGTCGTTGTTGATCTTTTGCGCTTCCAACGTCAAGTCTTGCGCGTCCTTGTTGGCTTTGCGCTGCGTCTCAGCAAGTGACGTGTCAGTCAATGACTTGACCTGTGCCATGATATTGGGGTCAACAGGCGGCTGACTTTGTGATTGCATCTTCTGCAACATTTGCAGCATCTGCGACATGGTCTGTCCAACAGCGCCAAGTTGCTCTTGACTATCCTGATGCACGTGCTGTACTGCAGCAGCCAGCAATTGCTGAGCTTCACGAATCGTGGGGCCAACTTTCAAGATGTTGTAAGGCTTGCCAAGAGCTAGTGTGGTGTAGCCATCAGCCATGCTCAAGTACCACAACGTCAAGTGCTGCTTCAAATGCTCCAAGCATGCAGGCGTGAATACCGGTGCTACGATGGGGTTGGCGCCAAAGATCGGGTCCATGGCGTATTGCAAATGCACCATGAAGTGAGCCATATGGTCTTGCATCGGGAATGCACCCACGGGCTTTCCAAGGGTCATGGCGACATTCTCCAGCGCCGGATTCATGTCCTTCACATCCTGCGGATCAGGTAATACCTCATTGATCTCAGGAAGCTTAATCTGCTTGAGAATTCGCTTCTCAACAGCAAGGCGGTTGTACAGGTCAGGATTGGCTGCGGCCCGTGCTGCAAGCGTTTGAATCTGCGCGTAGCGCTGGCTCTCAGCAAAAATGTGCGGGTCGCTGACAGGGATGACATCAGGGTTGGAGATGAAGTCATCCTGCGTGACTTTCAGATCAGCTACGATCTCGCTCTTGCGCTGCTCATCCAGGTACCACCGGTTGATACGAGCCAGCACCTTGAAGACACGACGCTGTGAGTCGTGCAGGCGCGAGTGGATGGAGCTGAAAACCGCGGCGCCTTGCTCAATCAGTGCTTGTGTGGTGCCAACCGGCGCGTTGCTGGTAACATCGGCGATCTTCTCTTCGCTTGTGGTGACCACGCCCTTAGCGGCGTCAGTTAACCAGCCTAGCAGCTGGAACAGAATGGGGCTAGGCGGATTGAATGGCACAGGCATGGCGATCTTGCGAATGTCGTCCACACCCGGAGCGCCCTCAATCTCAGCAACCTGTGTAGGCTCAATGACAGTGCTCTGGCCGCTGATCTTAGCGCCCTTGATCTTGAGCATTGTCGGCGCATTGTTTATGTGAGCAGAATCCAGCAGAGCACGCAAAGCGCCAGTGAGAGCGGCAGATAGACCGCCAATAAGATGAGGTAGGCCAATAGCGTAAGCGCCTCGCCACGGGATAAACTTAAACTCGATAATCCAGTCAAGCTTTGTAAAAGTCTCATCACCATTCTCCCAGTTGCGATACAGACCTACGACGGAGCGTGAGGTCTCATCAATCATGAGAATATACGGGGCACGTGCTTCTTTTGAGAACGAGTCCTCTTCTTCTTCGAGGTACGTGTGGATGTGGAATACGCGACGTATGCCGTCTATGTTGTCAGACTTCTGATTGCGGCCTTCAATCTTGTCGTTGGCCTTTTCAGACTTAGTCTCTTCAGGCGACATGGAAGTCTTGAAGATATCGATATCAGCGTATAGACCCGAGGCGACGCGCAAATCAAACTCTTCTTGCGTAATGTCCTGCACCTCAGTTACGCGACTGGCAGTGTAGAAGCTACCTGCAGCAAAAGGCAAGTACACGTTGTCAATAGGCACAAACTCAGCGCATGGGCGCTTCTTGGTCTCATCGTACCAAAGCTTCATGTACTGGCTGCCACCAAGCGGTAGCTGCGTGAGCATCTGCTCCTGCTCATCGCGGTACTCTTCAATCTGCTCGGTGAGCTGCCAATTCATGTAGTCGCGTTTGCGCTCGGCTTTCTCAACTTTCTCTTCAGTTGTCTCGCCGATGATCTTGGTTTTCACTGGCCCGTCAGGCGGGAACAGCTCTTTGATTGCACGGGCTGCGAAATCAACACAAGCCTCAGCCATGATGGGATGGACAACCTTGCTTGCGCCCATGAACTGAGCGCCACCTGGCGCATCATGGCCTAGGCCCGTACGCCGCAGTCCATCTTCATACTGCTTATCGCGATCTTCTCGAGCCTGCTTGTCCTTGTCAATCAGGTCCAAGTATTTAAGCGCAAGGCCATCAAGCTTAATGCTGTCAATCGAGTCGGCCAGATTGGCGTAGAAATCAGGATCCTCTTCAGGCCCTTTAAGGTCATCGAGTCTTACAATGGCAGACCCGTCTTCAAGCTCTTCAACATCGTCATCAAACAGATCAATAACAGCTTCTTCAGCCTCAGGCATATCGTCCTCAAGTGGATCAACGTAGCGACCATAGTCTTGAGGGATCGGCATTTCAGTAGCCATTAGTGTCTCCACATAGGTTCATATTGCTTGTCATCGAGTGTTGGAGTCAGTGGACTATACCACTATTGCCGAGGCCGGCGATCACGAGCTCTATTTTGCGCTTCAATTGCGTCTGAAGTATCACGAGCCAGAACTTCAAGTGCTTGAGGACCAAGCATAGATAGATCAGTATTAAAGCCACCGTACGTTTGCGCACGATTGCGTATCATGTCAGCAACTTCAGCGCCATCAATGCCAAACACAATAGCTTGACTTGAAATGCGCGTAGATACATTATCTGCAATTCTGCGCTCAGTATCAGTCATTGCTTGCTGCAATTCGTTGTAAGGCGTACGCAGCAAGTTTTGCTCTCGTGCCTGTTGCGGGTGGCGATCTTCAATCTGTCGAGCTAAGAGCTCGCGTGAAACCATGCCCATGGTCTGATGCAAGCCAACATTGGTTGTGCGTATGAGTTGCGGCAATACAGCAAGATCTTCAGGTGTATTGCCTTGAATGTACCGCATTGCAATATCGATAACGTTGTTGACAGCAGCTGGGTCATCAAGCGCTCGCAACAATACGTCAGTGGTTTCATTTTGAATATGCCGCGGCACTGGACTGAATTGCGCAACTGGTGCTGGCGCAGGCTCTGGTGCTTGGCGTGCTTGTCGCGCAGTGTTTTGTAGTATATCGCTTGTAGCATTACGCACAATAAGTTCAAGTTGCACACGGGAAAACTGCGACAAGTCTGCTACGTAGTTGCCAAACTGCACGCGCCCATCACGTATTGCATCAGCAACTTGCTCTGCAGACACGCCATGCTGCAATGCCTGTCTAGCAATTTCGCCAGCTTGTTCTACAGCAACTATACGCTCGCCCAAAGGTGTTTGCGTAAACATGCCATCATACGCAGGGTCATGGAACGTAAGTGCAACTTGGCTTCTTGCATGCGCAAGCCTGCCATTTTCAATTGCGGCAGCCTCAAGGTCTTCATCTGTCTGTACACGTGCAGGCGCTGGTGCTACTTCTAAGTCGGTTATAGGGAAGCCTAGCGCGTCTTCAACAACACCGCTAAATGCTAGTATAAGAGGTTGCATTGCTTGCGCACGTTCTGGACCTGGCGGAATCTGCATATAGCCGGGGTAATCCAGTTGCCCATGCAAAAGTGCATACGCAGTGGACGCAAGGCCTTCAGTGCTTAGTGTGCCATCGGGCCTGCGCTCAATCTCAAGCAAGTGATGCGCAATGTCTTGTACGCCACCTGGGCCTGCGGGGTGCGGGGCTGGTGGAGCAAAGAAAACTGGTGCTGCAGGCATTGCAGTGGCAGGTGCAGGCGCGTATGTGCCATGTTCTATGTCCAAAGCAATGCTATTTAACGCGTTTTCAAGATTCGCATTAACTGTTCTCTCTGCATGCTCACGCAACACTTGCGCAAATGCTGCAGGTGTATCGCCGCGTGCAATAGTGACATTATACATGTTATACGCAATCTCCATCGCGCGATCAGCAACGTCATCACCATAGTCTACATCCAGCGCATGACGGTTGATGTCAAGATAGGTCATGATTTGCTGACCCAACTGCGCCGGGGCTGGGGCTGGGGCTGGGGCTGGGGCTGGGGCTGGGGCTGGGGCTGGGGCTGGGGCTGGGGCTGGGGCTGGGACTACAGCAGGACCGGGCGGGATGTGCTGCTCTTCACGTAAATACTGAGCAAAGTCAAACAGCTCAGCAGCTATTTCGTCTGACTGCGTATTCCCAACCCTCTCAATTTGGTCAATCAGTGGTTGCAAGCCTACTGAGTAATCATGCCTATCAACAAGCGGTCCTAGAACCTGCGCAACGTCATCAGCATAGCCTGGGTTTACGCTTGTGCGCTGTAGCTCATCAAGCACGTTAGTAGCAAAATCAGTAACCTGCTCCCTAAGCACACCAGGCTGTACCTGCGCTGGTGCAGCTTGCCTTGCTGCAGGTGCTTGTGCCTGTGCAATCTCTCTTTGGCGTATTACCTGCAGCTCTTCAGCTACGTTCCTAATAGCAAGCTCGACAGCCGCTGGGTCAACATCAGTGCCAAAATACGCAAACGGCGCGTCACGCAACAGCGTAAAATACGTATTGGGATCGACAACGTTATTGGTAACAAGCTCACCGCGTATATGCGCTTCCACGCCAGTAAGTGTTGCTTCGTCAGCAGGCGTGATTTGCGAGCGTAAATCTTCGGTCAAAGCGCTGATCACTCTGCGCGGCATAGGCGCATCTTCAGACTCAGGCAGATTTGCAAAATAGTCTTCAATGGCTGCGCGTACCGCTATAGGGCTACCGTGCATCAATGAACGAAGCTGCGGAGTATCAAAGATGTGCCTGTCTGCATTGGGAAGCTCATATAGCACGTTATGTGAATTGGCTTCTGCATCAGCTTGCGCATGAATAGCGTCAACAATCTGACGAGCCTCAGCCCTTTGCTCAGCGTTAAGATTCTCAGCACTGAGATAGCTGCCACTTGAGTTGGTTGCAAAGTCAGTATGCTCGTAAGGCGCAATTTCCAAAGCTGCAGGCACAGCAGAAGCTGCAGACTCAGGCATCTGGTATGTACCATTGCGAATATTGCGCGCATCTTCAAGAGTTATGAACCGCGGCAGATCAGGGTACGCAGCACGCAAGTCTCTGTTATCACGATATCCAGCCTCAACGCCAATGGAGTCGTATTCCCCTGACAGCGTATCGCGTATGGTTGTATTGTGAATTAACGGGGTGTCGACTGAGCCAATCTTGTCAGCGTACCGATTCAGGTAATCGCGTATTGCGTTATGGTACTTTGGATCGATGGGGCCATTGGTACCATCAGTAGTTGTAGGACCTGAGACATAGCCTAACGTATAGCCTTGCGTGCCATCACGACGCCGGTGCATCTTAAGCTCAATGTTGGCAACAGGGAAGCCTGTAGTCTCATCACGTACGTGTGAAAGTATATTCTCACCTGTATGCACACGTCTAGTAAATACTGATGAGTCTTGTGCAGCTTTAGGATTGCGAACACCTGGTTGATCTAGCAAAAAGACAGGCTCATAGTGCGTGCCTGCCAAACCAGTGAATGGGTGCTTCGGTTGCTTGCCTGATCGCGAAGCATCGCTGCCTTTGCCAATGCAATTATCCAAAACGCCTGAGTCATCACTTGCACGCTGCAATACTTCATCAACAGGCGTATTTTGTGTTGACTCAAGAATAACCGCATTCTCGTATTTAAGAGCGTCAGCAGGTAAGTTTTTTACCATCTCAGAAAAGCGTGTAGTGACTGCGTCAATATATGCTTGCTGCAATGCTTGGACAGCTGCGTCAGCCTTTTGCCGTGCTTCAGCATTTTCTCTAATGTACCTGTCAACGCTGATGTTCTTGACTTTGTCCGGGGCATACTTACCATTGAGAATGTCCTGGTGCATTTGGTCAACAATGTCATCAAACCCAAGCCGTGCAATTGCAGCTTTCTCAAGCTTGTATGTCAGTGCTTCAGGGTTGGTTTCACGTGTCAAGCTTGGGAAGAACTGCATGGCGCTGTAATCCATTACACCAAGCGCATCCTGTACTTTAGTAGGTATCACAGCCGCATCAGCCATGTTCTCGTATGCAGCGCCAAGCTTAAGATTTTTAATCTCTTTTTCTAATGGCACGATTTTGGCATCACTAAAGTCACGTGCAGCATGCGCGTCTTCAATTGCGCGCCATTCTTGCTCTTTTTGTTTAAGCTCAGCTTGCTTTGCATTGAGTGCTGTACTTAAAGCACCTACTTCAGGGAAGCCTGCTGCCGCACGATTCTTTGCCGCAGTCCGTATGGAGTTTTCACCGGACAATAAGACGTGCTCTGGGTCTTGAAATGTGAAGCCTTGCATAGCAAGAGTACGCGCAGGGTCAACCTCAGTTCCAAGATACTTGGTTACAAACGCGGGGAAGTTGTTGGTGCGCCATTTCTCAGATGCCTCATAGCGCTTAAGGAATTCATCAGTAGTAGGGATAGGCATTACGCCTGGTTGTGTGGCAACTGCCGCGGCAAGAGGCGACTTGGCGTACTCATCGGCAGCTGCCATGTACTCTTTTGCCATGCCGTCTGAATTAGGCCCACCGTGAAACGCTTCTAGTGCAAGAATGGCTTCACTTGGGCTAGGTGCATCTGGGAATTTTTCAAGTGCGCGTTGCGCAAGTGCAGTGTCAATACCTACGTCATGCACTGCGTTGTTGTCACGTGCGTATTGCGCCATGTACGTGTTAAGCAACGGATGTGGCTTCATCATCTCATCATACGTGAGTGTGTGCTTATTCAGTTCTGTAGATAGCGGGTCTGCTCTGCTAATGTCCCCACGCGTCCCTGTTGTAGAAGTTGGAATCGCCAAAGGCGCCGCGCCTTTAGGTGGGTTGGCGCGTAGAATCCTTGAGTCTACAGGCCGCATGACATTCATGCTTGTGTCAGGCATCAGCGCAGCCGCAGCCGCAGACAAGGGCGACGTACGTGCCATGTCAGTGCGTGCTGTGCGCGCATCTGCTTGGCGCTCAAGCGTGCCGCCTACAGACTCAGCTGTGCCTTGCAGCTTAGCGCCAAGCGTAGACTCGCCTGTGACTGGGTCGATACGCTGCAGGCCTGCTTGTGCATTGCGGAAATCAGTAGGGATATCACGTACTTGCGTGCCTATGCGCTTGGCGTTGGCGCCCATAACACGGACGTCTGTGGGGGTAATCCCACGAACAGGGATGCCTGATGTCAGACCTGGGAATATGGGAGGCAGCTTGGACGCTTCAAACGCACGTGCCATGTCCTCTTCAAACTGCTTACCTTGCTTGGTGCTAGGCTCGGCAAGCCTCTTGTACATGGTGTACATGTTCTCTTGCACAGGCTTGACGCTTTGATTCCAGTACGCGTCAGCGCCTTGCGTGTCGCCTTCAGCATACTTGCGGTACAAGTAGCCTGGGCCTGCGCTTAAAGCTTGTAGAGGCGATTGCCATGCGCCACCTAGGAATGCTGCAGGTCCACCGAGCAATGTACGTGCTACGTCGGTAGCAGCTGCTGTGCCTGTGGTAGCTTTGTCATACAGAGTTGAGAGGGGCGGGACACGAGCAGGCTTAGGAAGCGGACCGGGTAGTGGCCTAGTATCGTCGTCCCATTCGTTAGTTGCCATGCTTATTCGCTTTCCTTGGGACCAGTCCATCCATACTTTGACATCCGCTCCAAGATGTCATAAAAGTCAGCTTCAAATTGTTCATTTGCCTGACCCCAAATGTCGTCGAGGATATTGTCGTCTATAAGATGCTTGTGCAGTTCATTTGAGAGCGGGTCTTCTTGTTTCTTATACTCAGTATAACCGCGCTTGCTATTGTATTCTGAATGTCCACGCTCCATTTCGCGAAAGCGATCGACAACTTGATTCATGAAGTTATTGTAAACGTCCATATCATCAGCGTCTTTGCCTTCTTCCTTAACAGCTTTTTTGGCAGCTTTATCTAAGAACTTGTTGTCATTCCAGATGTCAAGATACGAAGTTGTGCGAGCAGCTTCTTTGGATCGCCCATCGTCCATGATGCCTTCCAACGAGTTGCGCGTATTAGAAATTCCAGCAACTTCACCAAGCAATTTACTGCCATCGCCAATAAGCCCCTTCACAGTTGTAAGTGGAAGTCCGGTTTGCGCGGCAACAGTCTCAGCGTCAAGTCCTACAGCTTTAGCAGCATCAGTGTAGTTGTCGCCTTCTTCTACTGAAGCCCAAAGCTGAGTAAAGGACACGTCCTCTGGGTTGTTCCAATTATCGCCAACGCCTTGACCTGTAGACGCCTCATACGCTTTCTTGGCATTGTCGGTGCTATCCCATATTGTTGAGGCATACGCTGCGATCTTTGCGGCAGCTTCTGCACTGTTGATAGCAGGTGCAGCGGTTTGCGCCATCTGTGTCAAGGGAGCCAAAGGCGCAACAATCTCAGGCACGACATCCGCAATCTTGGGTGTAGGCAGCATCTGATTGACCGCTGCTTGCCCAGCACGTTGTAGCACCTCACGACGTGACATAGGCGTGTTGATCACCTTCTGTGCCAAGGCCTCTAAAGGCGTAGGTGTATGAGGCGGCGTGGGTTGCTGTACAGGCGGGCGTACCGGTGCTGGTGCAGGCTGCATTGCACCAGGCGTTGACATAGGCGCAGACAATGGGGACGAGGGTGGTAGTGGGATATCTGCAGGCCGCACAGCAGGCAGATTCTCAGGTGCGGGTTGCCCAAGTCCGAGGATGCCACGCCTTGATAGATTCACAGGTGGCTCCATGGGCTTAGGTGGCCGACGGCCGAAGAGGCCAACCTCCATCATGGCGGGGTCTCGCATCAGGAGACTGGCGCCATCGTCATACGACGGTGACTCGGCTTGCTGCATAAGCATCTCAGCTCTAATACGTGCAAAGTCGTTTTCAGAGGGCATATGGGTTGATCCGCGGCCGGCGGTCCTCGTCGTATGAGTCATCCGGATTGTATACCGGATCAATGTTCAAGAACCCGAGATCTCGCAAAAGTCTGAGGGCCTGTGATGTTGCGTCCACAAGGTCATCGTGCCGGACTTCGGGGAAGGCGCAGAGCTGGTTAAGCAGTGGCTCGACCCATGACCTTGGGGCACCGGGTACCGTGGTCGACTCAGGTATGTAGATGCGGCCACGTTGGATGATAGGCGCCACCAGATTGAGCCGCATGGTCTTGTCGGCCGACCCTGGGTTGTAGCTCCTCACAGGTAGCCCACCGCGCTGCAGGTCTTGCACAAGGGAGATGCCTGCTGACTTGTCCTCGATCAGTATCATGTCGACCTTCTTACCTGAGCCAAACTCGTTGTCGTCGCCGTAAATGCTGGATGCTTCTTCAATGACCTTGGGTCTTAGGTCTGGGTATTGCAGGTGCTCCTCCCAGCAATCGATGACCATCGCCGACATGGGCTTGTCGTCATTAGGCTTGAAGACGCCAAAGACAACGCACGCGGTTGGGTCGTTCTTGGTCTTGTCTGACGTGGCACAGTCGTAGCTTTGCACGACATACTGAAGCCTGGGCAAGGGCTTGTCGTGCGGCCACAGCTTGAACCAGTTACGCTTGATGATGCCTGCCTCTTCTGGGTCAATGATCTCAGCGTAAATCTCTTGGCGCCCAAGCTTCGTGCCTTCGTATTGCAGGATCTGCTTTTGGAATGTAGGTGCAAGGTTCTTGATGTTGTCGTACGTGGACGCTGTGGTGTAGCATACATCATCTCCATCGCGATTGACCAGATCCACGATCAGGGGCTTAGGCTTTGGCGTTGTGGTGGCAATGATCTTGGGGTGCTGGCCTAGACGCATGCCGAATTGCAGCATGTCCCATGCATCGTCAAGGTAGTCCCAGGCTGCAAGCTCATCAAGCCAGCCACCATGGAACTGTGGGCCGCGGAAGCGGGAAGGCTCAGACGCCGCGATACCCTTAATGATGCTGCCGTTCTTGAGCTTGATCTCGTGTAGCGACTTAATGTAGTCTTCGATCAGTATCTCAGGTATGACAGATTTAAGTCCTGAGTCGCCTTCGAAGCACACGTCACGGACATCGCCGGATGTGGGTGCTGATACGAGCCAACGCGTATTAGGCTGCGACCACGCCTCCCACCACAACCACTCAGCAGCGCACCGTGTTTTGCCTGCGCCACGCCCAGCTAGGAGCAACCAGATCGACCACCAGTCACCACTTGGAGTGATTTGATGGTTGTTGGCAATGGATAACCATTTGATGCGGGCTTTGAGTGCCGCCTGCCACTCTGGCGAAGCAGCATTGAGGTTCGGCCCCGACTTGATCTTTTGCGCTAGCCTATTTGCTATCGCCGGCTTCAGCATCGGCTTGCCTTGCAGCTAAAAGATCTGTGACGAGTGATTGCGCAAAGTCATGTACGACGTCGACCTCGATGGCGCCGTCATTCTTGCCTGTGACTTCGACTTTGGAGTTTTCGCGGTATTCAGCGGGGAAGCGTGCAGCCATGGACCGGGACCAAAGACCTGTGTTCAGCTTCGGCCCGCCGGGGTTCTCAATCATGTGATTCTGGGCAAGAGACTCGTAGTAATCAAGCGCATCAAGACGCGCTATTTCTAAGGCTGCTCGAAACTCCTCATGTGCGCCTTCCCAGTTACGGAGATTATTGGGCGCAATCTCAAGGCG